TGTCTCCGTGATAATCTGTAAAATTGGCTGTTTTTTCATAAACAGTTTTTCCGAGATCTTGATACTTACTTGTTTCGTTATTACCTACTACAGCGCCTAAAAAGTCTTGAAAAAACACATTATCGTTGTTTAAGTTTTCTGGTAAAGCCAGCGATTGCAAATATTCAGCCATATTAAAAGAGTTATTAATACGATTAATTTGATATTTGTTTGCAAACGGGTCTATATCGAAAGTGTTTGAAATACCAGAAACGGCTACTGCGTACAAACTTTCAGATGTAACATATTTTTGATACCATTTATTACCGGTCCAGTCCCCTGTAGCATAAAGCGCTTGTTGACTACTTGTTAAAGTATATGTAGAAAAATTGTTAATATCAGAGAAGTAGCCGACAGGGTTATTAGGACGAACTTTAAATTTTCTAATTCTTTGTTCATTAAAGAAAGGGGTAGCAGATAATAACCAAATATTATTATTTAGAGAATCAAGAACCCAGACACGATCGTAAACATCTACCCCTAGACCTGTAATAGTAGGATCTTTTTTTCTTTCTTCCTGGGTTATAGATGTCTCTACACCGAAGGGATTTATAATAGTATCGTCTTTTGAAATTTCCCAAGTATATTTTGTGTTAGTTTTTGTATTAAAATAACCTAATCTTCTGTCCCCGAACGTAAACCAAAGATTGCCAGTGCGATCTAATGCAAGTTGACTTGGGCGAAAAATGTCATAAACTGTATTTAAAATCTGATAGGTTGTAGTGTCGTACAATTCTATTTTACCGTAATCCTCAATAACATTATAAGTTTTTGCTACCCATACATTATTTTGAGGGTTAATAACCATGCTTGCTGGTGTTGAATATTTTTCTAAATCTATTTGAGCCAGCAAGTCTCCGGTTGAACTGTATTTCACTAAAAAACAGCTTAGAGGGGATGCATAAGTAGCCCAGCAGTTATTATTTTGATCTGTTTCAACGTAGGGCGGTTTAAAAACAAAATCCCCATCAAAAGTATCGTTGTAATTAAAACCGGAGGGTACTGCACTAAATAGCAAATTAAAGTCTTTATCAAATTTTAATACTGATATAGAATTAAAAAGTGATACCCAAATATTATAATCCTTATCGAGGGTAACATTACTCGGGGTGTGAGCGTTACGAATCGAGTCTAAGCCGTCAATACTTGAAAGTTGTAATGTACTTAGAATACTGCCTTCGGTAGTTATTTTATACAAACAGTCAAGCTCAGCATCTGCACAAATTAAATCATAGTTTCTCGGATCAATAGCTATACCAAATACCCCCGCGAAACCAGACATAGTATAATTGTATGTAGAAGTTGTAGATAAAGCTGGTATAGAGGCTTCTTCAACAAAACCATCTAGTAAAATATTTTTATTTATAAAATATTCTACAGTTGTATTATTATTTGCATACGGGATAACAGTAATTTTATTTAAAACTTTATGGGCGGGGTTAGATATCCAAACAAAAGGGTTTGGCGCGTAACCGGCGGGATACTCAAACTGATCAGTATAAAAAGTAGTAGTATTAAAAGCGGTAGTTTGAGCTGTAATTGCTGTGTTTATAGCTGTAGTGTTGCAGGTAAGTGTGGTAAAAATATAACCTCCAATATGGTGACCTTGGTTATTAGTTGCTTGAAAGTAGAGTGGCGCTTCATCTACAGTGTACTGGTTTGAACTAATATTACTGAGATTTACATAAACGGATTGTAGTTTACCTGTTTCGTTATCTTTTGGATAACTAAAAATAATTTCACTAGTTGAGTTTTTTGCACCTGGTAGTCTGTATGATCGATTTCCGTGACAGGAAATAATGTAAGGTATTTTTATAGTAGACCATTTTTGCTTAGGTATATCATCTAAATAGTTGCTTGTAATTCGAAGTAAATCAGGAGCTAAATCGTTTACCTGCCATAATAAACCTGTTTTAACTGTTTCGTTATTACTAAAACTAGGGTATTCATAAACTTTCGAATCATTATAATTGAAAAACCCAGATGTTTGTAAAGTTGCAGTTATGAGTATAGGTGTATCTTGACCGGTGTCTCCGTTACTAATACTGTCAACGAAGTAAAATTCTGCTTCCCCAGAAATAGCTACTAAACGGTTATCATTATTATAGATTGGGGCTGAAAGAACAGGTAGGGTTGTTATAACATTGTAACTTTTGTCTAAAAATTTCCAGGTAGGTACTAAAAAGCTCCACCGAGAAGAAATAAAGTCGTAAGGTACAGATTTTGAATTAGCAACGAATAAATCTACATTTAATGGTTTATTAATTTGAGAACTGATTACTTTTATTTTGAAAGGAATAGAAGTAGGTTGACCCGGGTCTGCAAACACATCAGGTATTTGAGAAAATGTTAGATAGTCTCTATAAAGATATTCTGTTGATACGGTGGTGTTATATGTACTTGTGTCCCCGTTTATACCTACAGCTGTTAAAGATATATTTTTAACACCGTTTGTTTTATAGGTGTATTTTGGATTTTTTGTGCTATAAATTAAATTTCCGTCTCCAAAATCCCAAACATAAGTGTGTATGTTACCGGTTGTTAGGTTGGTAACAGAAAACTCTGTACCATAAACATCTCCTGATAATGGTGATACTGTAAAACTTGCTGTTACCATGGTGTATTATCTAAGCAAATTATTAGAAGTTGTTATTACTATACGGTTAGATAAACTGCTAATATTGTTAAAGTAAGGGTATTGAAATGATAATAAAGGTATATTGTTTGTAGTAGCTGTTTTATCATTGTTTGGATATATAGGATTCCAGCAAAATAAAGATAATCCTCTAGCTTGTATGTTTTTGTCGTCGGTGCGTCCGGTATAAAAATCAACTACTCCTTCAACATTGAGAATATCTTGAGCGATTAATTGAGTTTCAACTATTTGTCCCATATAGGTTTGTTTTTGAGAGAAGTAATTTGCAAATATATTTACTATATCTTGCTTAATAGCTACGTCACTTCTACGAGATGATTGTTGTTTAATAATGTTAAGTGTACAAAGAGATTCTTCAGTTATGGGGTCAAAGTCACTATATGAATTAGTAACACCTAAACTTAAAGCCATATAAACCGGATCCACGAATACAATTTCAGATGTAAGGACTTTATTTTCTTGAAGAGCATTATTTATAAGCTCTTTTTGTATAGGTAAAAGATAGTTTAAAGTGGTTGTTGAACGAGGTACAGTAACTAAATAAACATTATTAAAATTACAACTATCTGCAAATTGTACTTGGTTAAATAGAGCTCTTGTTGTTTTTTCAGGTTCTGTAATACCAATACTGTAAAAGTACTGCAAATAGTTGAATATGTATTCGGAGTTATTAAAGACTTTAATATCTGAGATAAGGTTGGCAAAATTAGATTTAATAAATACCTCATAGTCCTTAGCGGTTACAAGACGATACTGACTGCGATAGGTTATAGGTGCATTCTCCCGGATTTGTTGTGTTGTTTCAGCAGGAGCAAAATCGGTAGAACCAAAATCGTTTACAAATCTTAAGTATGTAGCTTCATTTTCTGTAACAAACCTATATTGATCTAATAAAACATCAGTTATAATTTCATTAAAACGGGTTGTATTGAATAGTTTTGGGGTTCCATAATCTGGCCCTAATGATAAAGCTCCAGCGGAAACAATACCATTAGATCCTAAAGATTGTAAGTAGTAAATACCAACTAAGTCTCCTGTTTGTAATTTATAACCATTTATATTATTGCCAAATTTAATTTCATATCTTTGATTTTGATTCAGTCGTATTTCGTACTTTTTACTTGTAGCGTCTTCTAAATATAAATTCGGTGTTTTTGCAAATTGCTCCCATTTACCGGTTAGTACAGGTTTTACATAAACATCTACATTAAAATGATCAACGATATTATTACCTGGGTTTAAAATGATTGTTTCATAGTCTTCTCCTGCAGCTGTATGGGTCGGATATTCTTGATATATACCTTGAAAAAGTAATTTTTGTTCGCTAATCTCTTTAAGATATTCTAGTGCTGTATTAGTGGTTTTATTAAATGTTATATCTTCATTAAAAGAAAAAGGTATATTACCTACTGGTACATAGCTGTATCGGGTTAAAGTATAAAGGCCTTGAGGAAGTTTTTCAGCTGAACAGTTAAAAGTTAAGGTAGAGGTTTGAGCTCCTACAGGGGAATAATCAATAAGCTTTACAATTCTGTTTATATTTTCGTAGAGTTGAGCTTCGGTAAATAAAGATTCAGATGATGTGCGGTTGAGATAATATATTAAAGTGTTATATGAATACGCAATAATATCAATTATAGCAGCTAGATTAGAACCTATATAATTTTGATCAGTAAAAGAGCCTTGTTCATTTAGACGATTAATAATTAATTGTCGTAAGGATAAAGCATCAAATGCAGCGTAACCGCCTTTCGGTATATCAAATGTATTGTAATTTGGGTTTGCCATATATTATTAATTTTTAATTGGAAGAGATATAAAAGATTCTCTTTTTATATCAAAAATAAAATTGATATCAGAGGTTTGTTTAGTAGCCGGTACTTCTACAGCTATAGTAATTTCGTAAAGATTTTCATCTGGTACTGCTATTACATTAACTTCTTGAGGTATTACACGAGGTTCATATTTTTTTATACCGTTGTAAATTGTTGTACCTATAATTTTACCGTTATTAACAGTTATTGGTGAAAATAAAAAACGTCTTAAATTTAATCCATATTCTGGAAATAAAAATCTTTGACCGGGGGATGTATTAAAAAGATTTTGCAAAGAGTTTGAAATGGCTTCTAAATCAAAATTTGCTTTAATATCAGTTCCTGGTGTAGGTACTTGTAATCCAGGTGCCTCTATTTTAGTGCGAGATAAATCTAAAGATAAGTCCTTGTAGACATATCTTTCTATAGTGTACTGATTAGCTAGAGTTTCTAGATCTTTAATCTTGATGGCCATTTTACACTATTATTTAGAGCAAGAGTTGCATAAATAATATCAGAATTACTATGGAAACTAAATTTGATGTATTATTTGAAAATCTCTTAGAGCGCTTTCAACAAGGTGGTTTTATAATCGGTGACCGGGTTCGCTTTAAAAAAGACGCTTTAAATATGGAGTTTTTTAAAAACAAAGGTACTAATTTTCTAGAAGTTGTTAAAGCTTGTATGGACCCAGGTTTTGACCTTAATTTAAGAGTATCAGCCATTAAATCAATTTATCCAACAACTACACAAAATTATCGCGGAGGAGCAGAATCTCCTGATAAAATTTATGCTGATGTCATTGTAGAATACGCTCCTGGTCTTTATCGCAATCCGATGACAGTACCTATTGAAGCTCTTGAACTTCAGGATGATGGTATCAATACTGGTCCTGTACCTGATTCAATCAGAAGAAAATCTAAAATAAACATTAAGCCTGAAAAGGTTAAAGCAGAACAGTCAGCTGATTTCGACATTAATTTGCAAAACAAGAATGTGCAGCTCCCTGGTGGTACAAAGTGGGATGATTCCAAGCCTGGAGCTGGAAATACACCAAAGAAAAAATACTAAGTAGATTTGCTAGTATTTGAGCGTAGAATCGATTAAATTAAATCGAGTCAATTTTATGTTTAAAACCTATTCCTCTGTCCTGTTACCAGAAAAATTTCTGGAGAAGTATATCAACAAAGAAGTACCTTGGGGGTTTAACGGCCTAGGTTACATCGTTTATAAAAGAACCTATGCACGTAAGCTAGAAGGGACAGATCAAACAGAAGAATGGTGGCAGACAGTCGCACGTTGTATTAATGGTGCACAAGAAATCGGAGCTGACTATACACCAGAAGAGGCTCAGAGACTATACGATTTAGTTTATAACCTTAAGTGTAACTTTGCAGGACGTATGCTTTGGCAGCTAGGTACTGAAACAGTTAAGAAGTTTGGTGCGAACTCTTTGCTTAATTGTTGGTATTGTAGTATCAACGACCCTAAAACGTTTCTCTTTATCTTTGAGAACCTTATGTTAGGTGGTGGTGTTGGCTTCTCTATTCGTAGAGAGGATATTCACGAGCTACCTAAAATTAAAAAAGATGTTATAATTGAACATCAATGTACAAAGGATGCAGACTTTATTGTTCCAGATTCACGTTCTGGTTGGGTTGAATTGCTTCGTAAGGTATTAGATGCTTATTATGTAAATGGTAAATCCTTTTCTTATTCAACTATCCTTGTAAGAGGTTCAGGTGAAAGAATTGCAGGTTTTGGTGGTACTGCTTCTGGGCCTGGCATTCTTATTGAAGGTATTGAAAAGATTTCGAAAATCTTTCAATCAAGAGAAGGCAAGAAACTTCGCTCTACTGATGTCTTAGATATCTGTAATATCATTGGTTCAATTGTTGTAGCTGGTAATGTTCGTAGATCTGCTCAAATTGCGCTTGGAGACCCGGATGACTATCTTTATCTTAGAGCTAAAAATTGGTCATTAGGTAATATCCCTAACTGGAGAGCAATGTCCAATAACACAATTTATGCTGATGACTTTTCTCATATCTCTAATGAGATCTGGACTAATGGTTATATAACAGATAAAGAGACCGGTTTCGCTAAAGGTGAACCTTATGGCTTCTTTAACCTTCCTTTATCTCAAAAGTTCGGACGTCTTAAAGATGGAGCTATGAAGTCTTCTAAACTTTATCCTACAAATGAAGATAACGTGTTAGGTACTAACCCTTGTGCTGAGATTTCATTAACATCTTACGAGTGTTGTAATCTATCTGAGCTTTATCTTAATAATATCACTTCTGTTGAAGAGCTAGTTGATTGCGCTACTCTGCTTTATAAAACACAAAAAGCAACAGCAGCAATGCCTTTCATCCATGATGAGACAAACAAAATTGTTCATAAGAACATGCGCTTAGGTCTTGGTGTTACTGGTATCTGTCAGTGTTCAGATGAAAAAGTTTTATGGCTTGATAAAGCTTATGAAGCTCTTCGTAAGTTTGATAAAGAGTGGTCTAAGACAAAGGGTTATCCTGAGTCAATTAAACTAACGACTGTTAAGCCTTCCGGTACTCTTTCATTACTTGCTGGCTCAACACCAGGGGTACATCCTGCTTACTCACCGTTTTATATTCGCAGAGTAAGAATGGGTTCAGGAGATAAGCTCGTTAGTATCTGTCGGGAACTTGGTTATCATGTTGAGTATGTTCGTGGTTTTGATGGTAAGGATGATCATACAACAGTGGTTGTAGAGTTTCCTTGCTATGCTGGTGAAAGCTGTGTTGTAGCAAAATCAATGACTGCTGTTCAGCAGCTTGATATTGTTAAAAAGCTTCAGACTTATTGGTCAGATAATGCTGTATCAGTTACAGTTTATTATCGTCAAGAAGAGCTAGAAGAAATTAAAGCTTGGCTTGAATATAACTATGAAACATCTATTAAGTCAGTTTCATTCTTACTCCATAGCGAACATGGCTTTGCACAAGCTCCTTATGAAGAGATCTCAGAAGAAGAGTACAAAAAATTATCTGAAAAAGTTAAATCAATTACTTCAATTAATATTGGTCAAGGGGAAATTGAAAGTATGGAATGTGCCGGCGGGGCATGCCCAATCAAGTAATATTACTCAAAATAAACGCTCCAACCTCGTGTAGGGTCTATATAAACAAGAGTAACAGAGGTCCCGGCTATATCGCAAATTAAATCAGATGTATTATCCCCTTCTATCGGTTGACTGTTGCGACTAATAGTGCAATTGTTTGTGTCCCATTTTCTATGAGAATCTATAACTCTAACGATATTACCTGTGCTAGGGGATGCAGGTAATGTAATTGTTATAGCGCTACTTGTTGTATTTACACCTATTACCTGACCGGCTACAAGTGTTGTTGGGACAGTAACTACTGTTATTGTTGGACGAATATAGGTTGCTGCAACTGAGTTTAAAGAAACGCCATTTACCCAAGAAGGGGCAGAACCGGTTCCGTTTGTTTGTAATAAAGAATTTGCTGTACCAGCTGCTAAAAATGCTGTTGTATCTGTGTTACTTTGATAAACAATTTGTTGAAGTCCGCCGCCGGCTAATTTTGTTGCACTTGTAGCTGTACCTACTGTAAAACTGCTAGGGCTTATCCAAGAGGGAGCAGAGGTAGTTCCGTTTGTTTGCAATATTTGACCTGATGTACCAGCCGCTAAATATGCAGTTGCACCTGTATTACTTTGATAAACAACCTGTTGAAGACCTCCGCCGGTTAAATTAGTAGCTGCACCTATTGTAAGACCACTGAGGTTTATCCATGAAGGTGCACCAGTGCCACCTGATTGTAAGAGTTGACCGGATGTACCAGCTGCTATAAACCCGGTAGTATTTAAATTAGTTTGATAAGGTATTTGACCGGAAGCACCACCTGATAAATTTGCAGCTCTTGTTATTGTACCAAAAATAGTGTCTTGAGCACTTAGAGTACCTGCTATCGTTAATGTGTGATTCGGGGTGCTTGTATTAATACCAACCCTACCAACACCAGCAACTGGACTTGTTAGCCACAGCTGAGAAGCATTAGATGTATTTTCATAATCAAATGTAAAGCCGAGGGCAGTTGTTGTATAGTCATCTGGTGCAATTGCATTGTTTTTTACTTTTATACCTAAAAATATACCATTCGGGTTTAAAGATGTTGTACCACCGAAACTTGCAAGAGATGAGACTGTACCAACCGCGGTTGGTAACGTTCCGATATTTATTGTTTGTTGTTTACTTGCAGCGGTTCCACCAAAGCTTGAACCAACAGTTAATTTAGCATTAGGGGATTCGTTACCTATACCAACTAAACCTATACTGGACCAATATGGGCGACCCGTACTAAGTTTTGCTGGAGTCATTGCACCATCTCTTGTATTTACAGTTTGTACAGCTTCAAATCCTGATGTTGTGTCTAGAAGCCAAGTTGTACCTGAACCACTAACTGTAATATCACCCTTATCACCGTCAACAAGAGCTGCGCCACCAGTTGCAATAGTCTGATTTTCCCAACGATTAGTTGAGCTGTTCCAAACTAATGCTTGACTATTAGTTAAGGTACCAATTGTAACATCTCGAAGACCGCTAAGACTTGCAGCTGTTAATAGAGCTTTTCCAGATTGTAAAATATTACCACCTAGTTTAGTTGTATCTATAGAGTTATTTACAATTTCAGCTGAAAGTATGTTTGTTCGGTTGTTAAAATTAAGAGTTACTGTTGGTGTACTTCGTGCCGATAAACCCACAGCGTACGATGAAACCGCTAAAACAAGACTTGAAACAGTTTCAATACGAGAATCAAAATTTTCACTATTTAAATTAATGAATGTTAAAGAGTCACCTATACACCACTCTCTACTAATACGATAGGGTGCAGATCCTCCTGGAGGAAAACTAGAATCTGTATTTAAAGCCATATCAATTATTTATTACCGTTTTCTTCTATAACCGTTGAATCTATAATTTCTATAGACTCATTTTTAACATCACTTAAAAGTTGTTTAAAAATTTCTTCTCTTGAAGCTACTAAATTAACAGTGTTGTTTGTAATATTTGCCCCGGGCAAAGAACCTGCTATGGCCTTTTTGCCTTCTATATCCATTGTCTTAAGCTCTTTATCAGTTTTAGCTTTTTTATTCTGTAAGTTAATCCTGTTAAGAGCTTCAATAGCTTTTGTAGTTGAAGAAATAAGTTCTGAAAGAGCTGCTATTTCATCTGGATTTTGACCTTGTACAACAAAATCCTTTAAATCACTTACAGCTCCTAAACCAGCATCAATTAGATTGCTTGTTTTTTGTAAAATATAATCATTAATGTTATCTTCGGTAACTGCTGTCGGGGTACCTCTAGGAACAGATTTTACTGTTGTTTGCGGGAAAGAAAAAGATGACAGTTCGTCAAGTAATGTATCAATATCGGACATTAAAGATAATTAAGCACCTAGTTGCCTTTGTTAAACTCTATGATATTATATAGTGTATGGAAATTATTATAAATACTATTAACGGAACTTATATTGTTCCTCGTGAAAGAGCAGACGAACTTATGACTTGGTTACAGCAAAATGCAGTTAGACAAGGTCAACAGCCAATCGGGGAAATTAAAGAGGGTAACTATACTGGCAGGCAGCTTATCAATGAGTGATTCATACACTTATATTACCCCTAATAAAACGGATATTAAGTTTTTAAAGACTCATCCTGATGCTGTTCTACCGCAACGTAATCATAAGCATCCCTTTACAGGTGATTCTGGCTATGACGTAACAGCTGTAGAAGATACTATTATTCCTGCTAGGGGTGCCGAAGTGGTACCTGTAGGTTTAAAATTGGCGTATCTTCCTTCTGGTGTTTGGATTAGAGTTGAATCTCGCTCTGGTTTACAATTTAAGTACGGACTACAAGCCTTTAACGGTATCATTGACAATCAATATAGAGGAGATTTAGGTATTCGTATTCTTAATCATTCTGATAATGACTACACTGTTAAAAAAGGTGATAGAGTGGCTCAGTTTGTTCTCTATAACTTAGTAACTGCTGATCCAATGTGGTCTGAAGAGGTTCATGAAACAGAGCGTGGAGAAAAAGGCTTTGGTTCTTCTGGAAAGTAGTATATACTTACTGCATGTTTAATAATTTATATGTAGAACGCTATAGGCCTAAAACTCTGGCTGATATTGTCTTAACCGCTGAAGAAAGACAATACTTTGAGTCTTTAAAAAGTAAAGAAGAAATTCCTAATCTTTTATTTGCTGGTAACCCCGGTACTGGTAAAACAACTCTATCAAAGATTATTGCTACTGATATCTTAGACTGTCAGTATCTTTACATTAATGCTTCAGATGAAAACGGTATCGATACAATTCGTTCTAAAGTTATAGGTTTTGCTTCTACAAAGTCATTAGACGGTAAAATAAAGATTGTACTCTTTGATGAATGTGATGCTCTTACTCTTGATTCTCAGAAAGCACTTCGTAACGTTATTGAAGAGTATTCAAATAATACTCGTTTTATTTTTACCTGTAACTATCTTTTTAAAGTAATACCAGCTCTACAATCTCGTTGTCAGATCTTTAATCTAACACCACCTCTTAATGGTGTATTGAATAGAGTAGTATCTATACTTAAAAACGAGGGAATCACTGTTCCTGATACCGAGAAACCTAAGCTAGTAGAGCTTGTTCGTTCTGGTTATCCTGACTTACGGCGCGTTATTAACGATATACAGAAATTCTCTTATACTGGAACTTTATCTATTAAAGATAATCAAGTTAAAGGTATTGCCAATAAGGTCGTAGAGAAAATTAAAGCTAAAGTCTCGCCTCAAGAGCTTCGTAAGTATGTTATTGAAAGAGAGCAAGAATTCTCTAATGATTATCTTCAGCTCTTGAAAGAGATGTTCGAAGTGTTATTTGAAAATGATAGTAATGCTAATAACCTTTTAGTTATCTCTGAAGGAATGTATAAAGACGCTATTGTAGTTGATAAAGAAATTAACTGGTTTAGTACCTGCTTAAAACTTTACAATTAACGCCCGCAACAACGACCTGTATAACCGTGTATAGGTCTTGGCTCTGTATAGGTAGCTGTACTTGTAATAACTTTTGGAGGAGCGGGGTCGTTAACAGGTGGTGCTGATGTTATAACAAAAGTACGAGCATCAGTAGTTGCTTGCTCTTTAGTGTTGTAAGGCTTAGAGGTATATACAAGTTGATTTGTATTTATTGTGAATACCTTACCAACGTATTGATTATTTTCTAGATCTGCTGAAATGTAATATTTGTTTTCCATAGTTAAATTGTTCCGGGTAGACTTACAGAAGATTCTGCAAATCTATGCACTTTAATGGCTGTTATATCGTTATAATATATCCCTGGTTCAAAAATATGCTTAATATCGATAACAAACCACTGTCCATAAAACTTATCCTCAAATTCTCCAGAATCAACTCCGTCAATTTTATCTATAGCTATAAAACGACCTGTTTCACGAAAAGGTAAACCGAGGGTGCGAAAGTTTATACATGCATTTTGAAATACGCCTATTTTTAATAACTTTTGTAACCCCGCACTTTGTCTAATATTAGGGTTATCACCATCATTGGAAAATGTTGGTTTAAAGTTTAAATCCTTTTTCTCTTCTTCTAAATTAACTAAAAATAATTTTTCTCCACCACCGCTTGTCCAAACCCCTTTTATGTATTTATCAGCTATAAACTTACGTGCTGATGTAACACTATTATTATTGTACTCAATATTATAGATACGGTT